ACAGAAGAATTGAAGATGGCTCTTCTTGGCGAAAATGAACAATTGCTTGAAGGATATAATTACCTAAGCAAAGCTCAGCTCAGAAAGTTCTACGACTTTAACAAACTAATCTGCGATCAACTAAAACTTCATATGTCAATTATGAAAAGTAATCGTAAGCCGCGCAAGAAGAAAAAGAAGAAGCCAGAACAAGTTGTCAAGAAGCTGAAGTATTTGGTAAAAGATACTGCAAGTGGTGCTGAGTCAATTCTTCCGGAAGAGATTATCGGAGCGTCTACGGTTATTGTATATAATACAAAGACACATAAGGCATCTATTTTCTACGCAGACACAAGCACTTCAGGAATTTCTGTGAAGGGTTCCACCATTATTGGATTTGATGCTGCTCTATCTAAAGAAAAGTCTATTCGTAAGCCAACAGAATTTATTAAGATAGCGAAGAAAGATGGTATTCGTTCTATAAATAATACATGGAAGTCGATAAAGGCAAAAGAATCTATTCCTACTGGTCGAATTAATACCAACACTCTTATTCTACGATCCATTAAATGACATCAATTGATAATTTAAATTTTAAAGGTGCTTATCGCGCATACGATGCCGATGGCAAACTTGTTAAATATAAAATTGGAGATTCTGTAACTTATAAGGGTAGCACATATGTGGCAAACCGTATGGTTACAGAAACTTCTCCTGCTCACGGAGAGGTTGGTGGTTGGACTTCTCTACAGGGTGGAGGAGTTGCGGGTGTTCGCTTTTATTGGGGTGGCACACGACCAATAAAGGCTAATGTTGGTGATGAGTGGTTTGATCTTGCTACTGCAAAGACATACAAGTATCTCAGCGACGGTAACAGTGAACAATGGGTTAATATCTATTGACATTAGTTTGTGTCTTGCTATACTATGAACAAAGAGGTGCAACATTATACTTTTAGATAACAATCAGATCATTCTCGCAAGTATCTTTCAATCAATGAAGGAATTTCCAGAACTAAATGAAGATGCCATTAGGCATATGGTTCTCAATACCTACCGAAAATACAATTCAGAATTTCGTGGAAAGTATGGACAGCTTGTAATCTGTAACGATTCTAGTAATTGTTGGAGAAAGAAAAGCTTTCAACAATACAAGCAAAACCGAAAAAACAATCAGAAGAAATCTGATATAGATTGGGATGCTGTATATTCTAGTCTTCATAAGATTCGTGAAGAAATTCGTGAAGTCTTTCCGTATAAAAGCATAACTGTTGAAACCACAGAAGCAGATGATATTGTTTTTGTGTTGGCAAAGCATTATCATAAACTTGAAGAGATTCTAATTTTGTCTAACGACAAAGACTTTATGCAGCTTGGTATATTTGACAATGTTGTTCAATATAGTCCGCTAAAGAAGTCTTACATTAAGACAGAGAATCCAAAGATGTTTCTCTTAGAACACATTATTCGTGGGGATGTTTCTGATGGAGTGCCAAACATTCTTTCAGATGATGACACATTTGTTAATGTTGATAAGTCTCAAACAAGACTAACAACTAAAGTCATGTCTAAAGCAATGGATGACATCATGAATGACCGCATTCAGGAACTTCCATTCTACGACAGAAATAAAACTGTTATCGATCTATCTTGTATCCCATCTGATCTTGAAGATAAGATTATCAGCGAATTTGAAAAACCAATTGTTGGTTCTAAGTCTAAGGTTATGACATATATGATTGAAAAGAAACTCAAAAGCTTAATGGAAAACATCGAGGATTTTTAATGTCAGACTTTTACAAAGGAAAACAACCGGATAATAGCGACTTTCGCCGAACTGTGAAAAAGACAAGAGTGAAGAAAGCTCGTGGAGATAGGCACGACACTCGTCGGCTTATGGATGATTTTAAGCATGGAACTATTGACATTGAAGATATTATGGATAAAATGGAAACTGAGGATGAAACATGACAACTACTAAAAACATTATGAAAATTTCAAAACAAACACTGGCGATTCTTAAGAACTTCACTTCAATCAATTCTAACATTCTTGTTAAGCCAGGAAGTAGCATTGCAACCGTTGCTCCTGCTAAGAACATTATGGCAGAAGCAAATCTCTCGGAAATCTTTGATATTGAGTTTGGTATCTGGGATATGAATAAGTTCCTAGGAACTGTATCCTTGTTCAAAGATCCGGAATTTGAATTCCACAATAAGTTTCTGACATTGTGTGGTAGCAGTAACAAGTCTGTTCTGAAGTATTATTATTCAGAACCGAAGCTTCTTACGGTTCCTACTAAGAAAATTACTATGCCAGATGCTGCGATCACATTTGATCTAACAGAAGCACTGTTCGATGAGATCGTTCGAGCATCATCTGTTCTACAACTTCCGCATCTTTCCATTACTAAGAATGAAGATGGTGATAAGATCATCGGAGTTGTTCGTGATCTTATGGATCCAACCTGCAATAGTTATACAGTATCTCTTGGTGACTGCTCAACTAGTGCAACATTCAAGTTCGATTTCCGCATCGAAAATCTCAAGTTCATGACTGGCGAATATGAAGTCAAGATTGCAAAGTCTGCTATTAGCCAATTTACTCATAAGGATATTCCTTTGAAGTATTGGGTTGCACTTGAAACCTCTAGTTCGTATACTGCTTAACTAGGAAACTTTGTCTTAAAGGGACGATTGGGTTTCCAATCGTCCTTTTTTATTGGAGATTTATTATGAGTGAAATTAATCTATTTGTAGAAAAATATCGTCCAAAGACCATTGATGAATGCGTTCTTCCATTGTCTCTTAAAAAGACATTCAAGGAGATCGCTACTAGTGGTGAATGTCCAAATCTTTTGCTTTCTGGCAAAGCAGGAACGGGAAAGACGAGTGTTGCTCGTGCCTTATGCAATGAGCTTGGTGCTGATTGGATTATTATCAATTGCTCCGAGGATGGTAATATCGACACACTCCGAACAAAGATTCGGCAGTTTGCTTCTACCATCTCTTTGTCTAGCAATACCAAAGTAGTAATTCTTGATGAGTTCGACTATTCAAATGCTCAGTCCATTCAACCAGCTCTTCGTGGAGCGATTGAGGAATTTGCAAAGAACTGCCGATTCATCATTACTTGTAACTACAAGAATCGAATCATCGAGCCGATTCATTCTCGATGCACCTGCATTGACTTCAATATTCCAGTCAAGGAAAAGCCAGAGATGGCAAAGCAGTTCTTGTCTCGTTGTGAGTATATTCTCAACAAAGAGAAGATTACATTCGACAAGAAGGTACTACCACAATTGATTATAAAGCACTTTCCTGACTTCAGGAGGACTTTGAACGAACTTCAGCGATATTCTGCTGCAGGAACAATTGATATTGGTATTCTGAGCGAAGCAGGAGAGTTGCGAGTCAAGGATCTTATGACTCACATGAAGGATAAGAACTTCAGTTCTGTTCGTTCTTGGGTGGTGTCTAATCTAGACAACGATCCTCAACACATATTCCGAAAACTGTATGATGGTTTGTATGAGCATCTAAAGTCTGCTTCTATTCCAAATGCCATTCTGGTTATAGCAGAGTATCAATACAAATCGGCTTTTGTTGCAGATCAGGAGATTAATCTAATGGCTTGTGTTGTAGAACTAATGATGGGGTGTGAGTTCAAATGAAACTGACAGACTACCTGACAGCAATCAATTACTCAAAGGAAAGCCTATTGGAGGGGGAAAACAACCCCAACGAAAAGGAGTATACACCGTATATCATAAATCGGTGTCTGTCGTACTTTCCAGATACGGTTATGCAATGCAATCAGATGAATGAACTTCCTTCCATTGGAAAGAGAATGCATTTCGACTACCTGCGTCTGTCGGTTCGTCAGCGTAAGCGATATAGCAAGTGGTTGAAAGACGAAGAGAACGAGTTGTTGGATATGCTAAAACTTGCATATGACTATTCGCACATTCGAGCTAAGGAAGTACTACCTCTTTTATCAGCAGAGGACATAGAACTGCTCAAAAGTCAGACATTCAAAGGTGGCATCCAAAAGTAGCCATTTTCTACATATCTGTGCCTGGAATGAAAGGGTCAGATTATTATAGAAATGGTTTTACTATGGAACACACGGAAGATATTTTTGAGGGGTATGGAGTAGAAATCAGTTTAGCGCACGAGGATGACTTTCTTAAAGTCAAAGAAACTCTCACGCGCATTGGTGTCTCTTCTCGTGTAGAAAAAAAACTATATCAAAGCTGCCATATCTTGCATAAGCGGGGAAGGTATGTTATACTTCACTTCAAGGAGCTTTTAGCTCTTGATGGGTTGGAGACTGATACTAGCGAAAGCGATATCGGAAGACGAAATACAATTGTAAAACTTTTAACAGAATGGGGATTGCTCACCCCATTGACAGATAAATACAAAGACAATCAGCT